GGTGCGTCTACCGATTCCGCCATACTCGCAATAAATCAGGTAATTAACTCTCCAAACTTATCATGAGTTACTGGGTGAAGACTACAATATTCGTTAAAAGTGATTTTCATCTCTTTGTCAGTCAGTCCTGCGTTTCTTGCTGCTTTTGGGACATTCCACTTTGCCACAAATAACATTTCCATAGACTGTCGGGTTTCTGGTCTCATAGTCGTTGCAAATCAAAATTTCTTCGTAAAACCCCTCAGGGTAAATTTTTGCAGGAATTTTTTTCCCGCTTTTATTGGAATCAAAGGTCATTTTTCTTAAAGAGGACTGGCATACGCAAGTGTGTCTTCATCAAGCACAGCACGGCATAGTTCCAGAACACTCATGAACTGGTCCACGGTTTCACAATCAAGAACCTTCTCGTCACCCTGCTCAGAGTAAAGATAGAACTTACGCTTCACGGGGTCCACAACGCAGCGTGTGAGGTAGTCGTCTTGCATGGGGGTCGTTTGATTACCTACGTATTATAGCGCACTCAGGACCCCTTGTCAACCTCGGGTTCTACCTCAAGACGTGGAATATCTTTTCTTGTAGCATAAATGTGATAAAAACAATCGATAGGCATACCACCTTTTGACTGAAGATAAATTTTATCCTCATCAAGTCTTTTAATGATCACATTTTGATGAGCACCGATTGGAGTCAAATTTACTGTGATCGTAGTCCAATCCACCAACCCCTTCCAATATGAAGGATATGAAATTTCTTCTCTATTCTTTACCCTACCTCTAAAATAGACACCATATTCTGGTCCCTCTAAACAACCATGAATAAGTCTACCCTCTTCTTTAGTGGGGTGAGGAATGTCAAATGCCTTTGAGTTTGCACTAAAAGATGCTGCTGTGATGTTTCCGCTAGCAGTAACACTTGTGCAAGTAATCGCCGCCGAGGGCGTATTAATTGCTGCTGTTGCACCAATAATACCATCTCCAAGGTTTGTTACATTCAGGGTGTCAATCTTTGCTCTTGAGTGGTATTTTGGAGGACAAATATCATTAGGATACTCATCCTCGGGAGGAAGGACAGTTTTAACAATATAAGAATCTAAAGTTGACCCGCTCCCGTATACAGCTCTATCTGTGCAGTCCTTATCTGGTGCTGTACCAGGAATAAACTCTCCAGCTGACATTAGTTGTTCTCCTTAAGATTTTCAACAGTTTTACGAACTTCATCTCTGATCAGACTTTCGACATGATCATGTTCAAAGTTAAATGAATATCCCTCATTACCGCCAGGGTAATCTTCATGAGATTCTCCCTCATATTCTACAATAAGATCATCATCAAGTCTACGAGCAACTATGTAATAGTCACCCTCCATTTGTCCACCACCATTATTTTGAACTACAACTTGCTTTCCCCAGCGAATCTCTTTGACAAACAATTCTTGCCATCTGCCTCTCGGTGTCAAGCTAATTGACATGTCTTCAGGATCAACCAAACCATACCAGAACGAAGGTAAATTAATAACTCCATCAGCAGGAATTTTACCCCTACAATATACAGCGATCTCAGGTCCTTCAATACAAACATGTCTCAATCTCCACCCTTTTTTGTTAGGGTGAGGCATGTCAAATGGCAGATCTTTTTTATTAGAAAGACGATGCACTCCACAAAATGCTCGCACTTCTTTTTGGGCATTAACATCTACCATTGCTGTGACATTACCAGCAACATCGGTGTTGCCCATAAGTGCTGTTGGTCCAGCAACAGCAAGAGAGTATGGATTATTCAAACCATAACACATACCACCAGGAACAAGTGGTTTAAAAGGAGCATCACTATTTGATAGAGGTCCAATATTTACGGTTCCATATGGGATGGGTGGGAACATAGTGGGTGTTCCCAAGACAACTGGACCCTCCATCATTGCAGAACCATTAATCTTGGTAGCACCTTCACCTGTGGTTGGACAGATACCAGTTCCAACTTTTAATTGTCCACCAGTATTTACGTCGTCTAAATTAAATGACATTGTTAAACTGAACTACATTCTTTTTGAATTTTTTGACCACCAACTTTGGAGTCTTTAAGTGCAACTGCATCAGTCACACCTCTAATTAGGGATGAATAAATTATCATCCCAGAGTTCGCACATATTTCTGCATAACCCGGTGTAACTATTTTATAGAAATTAGATGCATTAACAAGGAATTTTTTAGATTCCATTTTAATGTTCTCGCTTGCGGTAATGGTTACATTACCTTTATTAAGACTTTCTCCCGAAGCAGTGAGTTCAATATCCTTGGCATTCATTCTAATCTTACCATTTCTGGCATTCAAAACGATGTCACCATTTACTGCCTCAACGTAAATTGTCGTTTGACTTTCTACGTTTTTCTCACCTGCCTTAATAACAGTATCACCAGGAGAGTTCATAATAGTATGACCTTTCCTCTGCCCTGTTTTTTCAAGAGTCACATGATGAAGTGCATCAGTTGTCTCAAGAAGAACACCAGAAGTTGTAGCCCCATCCTTGTGGATGTGACCAAACTTTATATTACCATGATCATTACCAATACGTTGACCAGTGTAATTAGTATGTGCTGTTCCTCTATTGTCTGCCCCTTTCGGGTCAGAGTTTGAATTTAAATGACTGGCCATATTATGTTAGGTTATCTGGTGTTCCTGGGATGTTAAGTCTAGGATCGTTACTACTTATGTCAGTACCCTGTCTAAGGATTGCAGAAGGTCTTGTGGTGACCTCGCCGTCAATACTCTCTTGTAGTGTATCATAGACCTGTATGAGTTGTCCAGGGGTCTCATAATATCCAGCAAGACGAACACCATCTTTGTAGAATACTGCACCAAAGTATTCACGACCATCAACATATCCAGTTCTCTTGAGTCCAACGAGATCTGTGACCTGCAGGATTTGATCTGGATCAACATCAAGAGGATCTCTACGAACCCTAAACACAGGTCTAAATCTAGAATTAACACCAGTAGGGGATGATTGGAAAATGTTTGGATAATTTGTGGTAGTTACAGGTGGTATTTCTATGGGTAAATTAGCACCAAAAGTATCTAAGTTTGGTGAAAAACATTCCTTACTTCCATCTTCTTTAATGATACATATAGGATCATTTGGTCCATAATTAATACCTGGATTTGTTGGGATAAGTCTTATAATTTCAAGAACCGCAGGGTAACCAGGTCCAGGAGGAGCAACATAACCATTTCCAGGATCAAGTGGAACGATATCACAAACCTTTCCAAGTCCTTTTGTCTCAAGTGGACATGGTGGTGGAATTAATATAGCAGAAATTCCTATAGGATTTGTTCTCCATGGATTTTCTGCTGGCACAGTAATGTTAGCATCAATATCTATGATAACATTAAAAACAGTTGGATTTGTGGCAAAACCTCTTTGAAGATCAATATTGGTAAGTTCCATCTCAACTGTTCTCTTACCTTCGGTTGCAGAAAAATTTATTTCCTTTACATTTTCGCGAAACTTTACCTCTGATATGAATTTACCATCGATCTTAACTGTCAATATGTCATCTGCCTCAGATCTAATTCTATATCTACCACTAACTGGAAAATCTACGTTGGTCCACTTCATGGTCCATGTGGTTCCATTAAATTCAGCAAGATATTGTCGGTCACTATTAAATTTTGGTGTAAGAAATGGACCAAGCGAACCGCGTTTATAAGATGTTAGTTCTGGTCCATTGTATGTTACTCCTCTCTTCTTTGATCCTCCACTTAAACCTTTACCGGCAACGGGAATCGATCCAAGATCAATAGTATCAGTATCCTTCCCAGAGTCTTTTTTGAAATTTCTATTTGATCCTAAAGTTTTTAAATCTCCAATTCTTACTGTTCTTACAGCAAGACCTGCATTACCAGGATCATCGTCCCATTCAAGTCTTACTCTCACTCTTCCTTGACCTATAATTTTCTTTCCGTTTTCAGAGAATCGGGCGTCTCCACTTAAAATTGATAATTTAGAATTGGTGTCGCTGCCATCTCCATCTTTTAGTCTAATAACTTTTCCGTCCTTACTAACATTAAGATTTTTATTTTTGGGATGAAGACCAATGTAAGTAACGTCATGAGTTTTATTAGTCGCAGAAGGAGTAGGTTGTTCAACTGCCCAGTCTGCAGTATTAAATACTACTTTCTTAATACGTTTTTGTTTTGTTTGTGCTCTGTTTTCAACCTCAACAGTTACTGTATGGTTTCCTTTAGTCAAAGGGAACTTGACTGTTTGTGGTGTTTCAGAAGAAAAACCTTCTAGAGTTTTATTGCCACCTACAAATGAAGACCCAGAAAAATATCCACCTTGAAGAATAACTTTTCCATCAATTAATACCCTACCACCATTATCAACGGTTCCCTTCATTCCATAGAACCCATCATATGGAACCTCCACATTCCATGAATTTGCAAAGACAATACCACCTTGAGCAGATCCTTTAGTAGAGAGTGGTGGAATTGGAGATACCGCAAAACGATTCATAAATTTAGACCAGGTTTTCCTTCCATCTTGTGCAGAGTGCGTGACAGGCCACCACTTTTTCTGTCCATCAGGAAATCTACTAGACCAAATAGGATTATTAGGACATCTACCTGGTGCTCTAGGAATTGGTTCCTGGGGGATAGGTGGAAGTGGAGGATCAATTGTCAGGGCAACACCCATTGGATTTTGATTCCAACTTCTTCGTGATATAACTTCTTGAACAACAGAGGTTGGAGATTTGATTTGAATCGCAATTGCCATAGGATTTCCTTTGGCAAGAGGTTTCCCTGGAATTTGCTCAAGTTCAACACGAATTCTATACTTACCCTTTTTAAAGAACTTAGTGTCTATACTTTTACCAGTGCTAGCACCCTGAGTAAATCCTCTTTTTTCTATGATGACTTCATCACCACCCTTTCCTACATTTCTAAGTCCGTTACCTATTCCTTTTCTTCCAACACCATCGCGATTACCGATGTATATTGTAGCATTATCATCAACCATAGTAGATATGGTGTAGTTGCCATCAACAGGAAAATCAATACTCTCCCATCTTATAATATGAATACCAGCATATGAGTCAGTTGAAGCATTTGGTCTTTTAGAATTTCTTCTAACAACTTTATCAACTCTATTCTGTCTAGTAACATATCTTGAATCTGACTCCTCTAATATTTTAACACTTGAAATTGTGAGCAGTCCGTTTTGATCATATCCATCATTAATGTCATCATCAAATCCAATCGTAGTCTTATCAATGGGTTTAAATCCACTCGTTTGACTACCACCAATTACTTTAATAGGATAAGTTTTGCCCCCGGTAAAGGTGCCAGAACCTGTAATAGTTTCTTTTTCCTTACCAGATAAACGAGTTTGTCCTCTCCCTAAGTTCAACTCATTAATATCTCTTTGAAGTTTTAAATCATTATCATCGGTTTTAATTATAATCTCCTTAGAAAATACCCCTGAAGTGAAGAGATTGTCATTGACTTTTAATTTGAAGTCAATTTTTATTCTACCACCACCAGTTACCTTAAGAAATAATTCATCTCCATCTTTTACAATTGATGCTTTTGGTTTTGGTTGTGGTCTTTCAACCTCAACTTCTTCTCTCTCTACAGCAGTAGGATCAAAAGGTAGAACACCATATCTGTTTATAAAATTAGAGTCTCTACCAGCATTTGGATTTATTCTCCATAATTTTCTATCTGCCTTATTAATGTAATCAAGAGTGTTGAATACAACTTCGGGTTTATCCCCCGTTGATGTCGTAGATCGTTTTGACTTAGAATCATTTTGAGATTTATTTGATTTAACCGTAATTGTATCAGTATCTCTTCCGGGTTTATCCTTTTTGATATCTCTATTTGATCCAAGAAGTTTATCACCTATTCTAATTTTTTCTACAGCAAGACCCAATTTATCAGGGTCATCATCCCATCTAAATCTTACTTTAATCGTTCCATCTTTACTTGTATCGTAAATTATTCTTTTCCCATTACGAGAAAATCTTGCATCAACATTAGAACTAAGAATTTCAAGATGAGCATTAGCATCGTCTCCATCTTCATCATACAACTTTATTAATAGACCATCTTTACTGACATCTATTTTTTTATTTACTGGACTTAGACCTCTATAATCAATCAACAATTCTTGATTCCCTGTTGATGCAGGAGGTGTCTTCTCTATCTTTTCAAATTGCGGTATATTGAATACATCACATCTTATTTTATGAACACCTGCTTTAACATATTTCTTGAATACATCAGGTCCACCTTTGAATTTTCTAAATTGGAAAATTGATTGATTGTCGAGATAAACTTCACCAACATTATCTGCCATTGCTTTGAAGATATACTCACCATCGTAAGGAAAATCTTCTTGGTAAACAAATGAATATTGAATTCCTGCAAAATCACTACCAGGCACGTTTGAAGGTGGCACTGGAGAGATAGCATATGAATTCATAAAACTATCATCAATTTTTTTAACAACTTTTCTCTCTGCTCTAAATTGACTAGAGTCTTCAACTTGATAAGTTAGGTCATAAGTGCTATGACCGTTAAGTTTTCTTCTGTTATCTGTTTTAAACTTACCTACAGTTGCCTCAATCTGTAAGTCATCATTATCATTGGTAGATGCCGTAAAGTCTGCGAAAATTTTAGTTCCATCAGTAAATTTTTTATCAAGTTCTTTTGCATCAGCACCAAAATTTTTAAGTAATCCTTGTTCTACACCTTCACCTTTAAATTCTCCTGATGCATTAACAGTATAAACTGAGTTTGCTTTTACTTTTATTTTTACTTTACTAACTTTATCTTGTTTAAAACTATCTGCTTTAATTTTAAATCTATGATCACCATTTTTTTCAACAAAGGTAAACATTAATCCTCTGTCAAAACCACCTTGTGTGAAAACCTTGAACTCTACTTCTTTAAAATTTTCTTTTTTGTTAGGGATTTTCTTTACATCTCTTGAACCACCCCATGCCCAGTGCTGAACATCAAATTTAGACGTGCCTTTCTTATCGTCACCAATTATTTCTATTGGTCTTGCTTTTCTTGTATTCCACCAACCATTTCTTAAAGAATTTAAAAATTGCTGGTAAGCAATAATTTCTCTTCTAATTGGGTCAACCTTTAAAGATGCATAAAGAGATGGATCCCACTCTCCTATATCTTCACCATTAGCACCAACTCTTCTACCAAAACTTACAATTTCAGGAGCACAACTTGAAAAATCATATTCTTCAAAGTCATCTTCATTTTCAAATGTTTGTAATGTTCCTACCTTACTAGGAGGACAGAGGCTTGCAATAGCAACAGCGCCAGCACCTACACCATCTAGGTCAACAATATCTACTTGAGGTGCAAATCTATATCCATATCCACCATCTATCAAATCCACTGCAAGAAGTGAACCATCATTTCCAATGACTGGATTAGCAACCGCACCAACTCCACCACCACCATTAATGTAAACTCTAGGTACTCCAGGAGTTCCAGTGGCATCTGGTTTTAATGATCCATCTGGATTGTAAATATCTAATCCAAAAGTATTTTTACTACTATCCTCACATCCACTTGTAGGTATAGTCTTTGGTAGAAGGTCATCGGTAGTGAGATCGTTTACCTCATTAATATTAAGATATCTAATTAAATCTCTATTCTTAAAAATAAACTGAGTCCCAGGATTTAACTGAGCATACTTATTCGCATCATATCTGCTTACACCATCAACGTATCCTCTATTCGTCGAGATATACCCGACTTTGATGTCGCAGATAGTAGCAGGACCAAAGAGGTTGAATGACATTATTGATTATACTTTGTCTTCATATTGAGTATTTATTATATAAGTTCTAAGTCACCTTCGGCAACTGGTTCATTATTTTGAGATGCTTCAAGTGCCGCGTCTATCCCCGTTGGATCCGATCCACTTGGAGCACGATCTTGCTGACCACTAGTAGGTTGAATATATCCAACATCTTCTTGACCTGCAGGAGTCTCAGTGCTAGGATCTGCAACTGCTTTCTCAACTGCTGCTGCGCTTGGAGTTTTAGCATCAGGTTGACCTGCACCACCACCCTGTAGTGTGTAGTAATCATCTACAGGACAATTTGGTTCAAGTTCACAACCAAAAATATTTAGTTTAATATTTTCAAACCCAAATGCTGCAGTTAAACTTCCAGAAATATCTGGTATTTTATTCATTACACCGTCTAATACGCCACTGACATTAGCAAGTTGTTTTTGCATATCATCAAGAAAATTATCCATATTTTCAATGATGGAATTATTTGCCTCATCAATCTCTGGTTGTGCTGATTTAAAAACTTGTGCCGTAATATTTTCAGCATAACAAGCAGGAACTTTAGGTGCTAACCTTCTATAAAGTGCATCATCTCCATTAGCACTCTCTGCTGCACGTTTTGCTTTGTTTTCTAAATCTCCTAATCCTAATGCTTTATCAAGAATACCCTTTAATAAATCACATAGTTTTCCTGTAATTTTATTGTAAAGACATAGGATTAGTTCATTAAGAATTTTTTTCATATCAGCAAACTGATATCTCATACTAGATGGCATTGCTGCAACAACATTAGTCAATGCTTGATTTAATTTTTTAAGGACAAATTCCATCACTTTGTCCATCAAAGGTTTCATATATCTCGCAACTTCACATGCTATATCGTTTAAAACCTTACGAATATCATCGATTACATTTGATACTCTATCAATGTAACTTTGAAATGTGTTGATATATCCTTCTACTTTTTTTACAAGATTATCAAGGGCAGTTTGAATTGCTTTTGAGTTTGACGTTGTAAAACTACAATTGCTGAGTATGACACCCTTCTCCTGATACATGCTATGTCTTTTAGTATCACCTGCTGAAATTACTGTTACATCATCAACACCCTCAAGTGTGGGTCCTGGTTCAACTGGAGCAATTGGAGAATTATCTTTTTTATTTCGATTGCGAATACCCTGAGCAACCCTTTTCTTTTTCAGGTCCTCATATTCAGGACTACCCTTCTCATATCCAAGTGCCTCTGCTTCAGCAATGGCACTTCGCATATCAGCAAACTGCTCATCAGATAGAGGTTTGCTTGGATCTAATCCATAATTATTATTAGCAGATAGTCCTCCATCTTTTTGTGCTGCCTCTTTTATCTTATCAGCAGCAACATCCTCTTTCTGCTTCTCAACAGATTTTGGTTTTGTGACTCTTAGGTCATCATCAGGAACAACTGGATTTGGACCACCCTCTGCAGGGACGTTGGGTGGTGGATTTCTACCCTCAGCAACACCACTAGTAGCTAAAGGTCCAGGTGTGTTATTGCTGACTCTATTATCACCAATCTTTGCCGACAGTGGAACCTGAACATTATGTCCAAGTACACCCATGATGACTGGTATCTGTTGATCCTGCCCATCAAGGAAGAATCCAAACACCATCATACCCTGTCTAAGGTTTGAGGTATGAGAAGTAGAGGTTTGACCACCGCCACCCGTTACTGGATACATTGGCTGTGCCCAGGGCAGTTGATCAGAATCAATGGATTCTTCACCTTGATCATGAAGACCAATAATTCTTACTTTATATCTTCTACCCCAACCATCAGGTTTTTGCGTATCTTTATGTTTTCCCGGCAGAATATTATCTCTCCAGGTGGCATCGTCAGCAATCTGACCAATCCACCAGAGAAAACTTGATCCTAAAAATCCTGGGTTAAATAAAGATCCGCCTTCCATTAATCCTCATAGACCAGACATTCGGGTTCTGATGGGTTCTGATCACAGAACAATTCTAAGTAACTTGGATCGTGATGATCTCCACCCTCAATTTCCTTCTTATGATGTTCTACGTATTCCTCCAAATCATGTAGTTCTCCTTCAATATGACGACGTTGATTAGGAGAGATCATGGGGTTGTCAAGGATTTCTTTATCCTTTGCAATATGAGTTTCGATATTTTCCATTGGTTATTAGCGTTTTTTAGGTTTTCTACCAAACGATTCTCTAACAAGGTTCATCTTCGTTAAAGATTTGTTTGTAGTAATTAAATGACATAGGTCTGATATAATATATAGCCCCCCTTGTTGACGGTCAATTGTGTCATTTTTATTATCTTTAATTTCAGGTGTGTCAACAAAGATAGCATCACCTGCATGAAGTGAAAAGTCCGCAGGTATTGTAATTGTAATCTGCTGAGAGAACAACAAATTATATCTCATCATAGACTGATTATGTATCTTGGCAACCTCAAAGTTTTGATCTCCAGATTTTTCAATTTGTTGTTTTGAATCACCTGTTGGCATTGTGCCAGTATCTAACACATAATAAGTTGTTCTTGAAAAATCCTCGGTTGCATCTGGATTTTTAAATTTGGTATTCAATTCTGGAAGGTTTTTTCCGCCTTTTTTATATGCAGAACTTTGCTCAAAATCTTTTGCCTTAAATTTTGACACTTCATAGTAAGTTGTAAAAGGATCAAACGTAACTATTCTATTACTATAAGCACCTATTTTATTTTTTTGAACGGCATCAATCCTATTATCACTATTCATCGTAAGTGCTTTACCATCATACGATTCTGGCACTGTCGTCCCTCGCGAATCAGGTGTTTCATTGTATATAAAAGACTTTTTTGGTTCTTGATCTATAAGAGTATCAATAGATTTAAAAAAGAATCCATTGTAAGTTTCAAAGAAAAAATATCCAGCACTCTCTCCTAACTTTTGTGTGGTGTCTGACACTGCTTGAGTAGAAAACTTATTCAACCAGAAAAAAGGATGTTTGTTATTTGGAATTTTGTTGCAAGAGTTTGTAGTTGTTTCTATATCCAGTTTCTTTTTAGTGCCAAGACCTTTAAAGTTACCTTCAGTTAAAATACGATTTACAGAGTCAGATATTTTACCATCAAATCTACTAGTGAGATTGACTTTTGTATTCATTATATCTTCAGCAGATACAAGAGTCAGTCCAATCATCTCCTTTCTAGTATCTTCAGATATTGGAGTTGATTTCTTTACATATAATTCATTGTTTTTCTTTGTGCTGAAATCAAGAATATTTTTGTTATTATCCTCAATCTTTAAAGAAACCATCTCCTCACCAACAATTGGAAGACCTGATCTAGCAGTCTTTCCATCAATAGTATCACCAGAGTCAGAATACATTACAGTTGCTTTGACAGTATTATCCATGATACTCTCATAATATCTCAACTCAATAAATCCAAGCAAAAGACTTACACTTTTACCATCTTTATTTGAAGCAATTGTTAAGTCTTTTATAAAACCTGCTTCTGCTGCTTTTCCTACGTTTGCTGTCATTTGATATTACCTCTACACTATTTAACCTTGGAACTCAAGGAATTCAAACGGATCATCAGAACTTGTAGCAGAAAATGATCCCATCATAGCAGGTTCGGGTTGTTGATAATTAGATTGTTGTTGGGGCATAGGGATTGGAATGTTAATCATCTGCTCACCACCCTCATATGAAGCACGTTGTTCAATCGATTTCATATTATATTTTCCTCCAACATATCCACCACCCTCATACGCTATGTGAACGTGATCATCGTGACCACCAGATGGATCATTTCCAGCATGAATCAATTCAACAGGATTTACTCCATTTTTCTGATTAAATTTCTTTATTGCCTCTAGAATTTTTGGTTGCTCATGAGGATATACTCCAATATCAATAGCACGATCGTAATTATGATAAGAATCATATGATCTTCTAAATGATCCACCAAAATCTGG